CTTATTCTCCGCTGGAACGTCTCTTGGAAAAATAGAAACTACAGTGGCCTTATCCATTGGATTAACAGGAGCGCGATTAGTTCTACGTTTAATATCTGACATCAGTGGAAAGCCGCCAGCCATTAATTCACCTTCTTTTCGTAGTTACGTGGGACGATTATCGCCTCACCATGAGCTATTGCATCGCCAACAAGACTCTCATTACCAAATAATTCTGATTGAAGTTTATCCACCTCAGCGGCTCGTTTCTCAATATGTTCAGAAGTAATCAAACCAGCATCTGGGTCTTTATACTTTGCCAAATCACTATGACCCTTAGCAGAATTAATTGTATCAATTACTAGTTTAGACGCTTCAAATTTGGGAGGTAGATATTTGCCTGAGCCAGTCTCAAATACAAATATAGGCTCATATGACATTACCACACCTGGTAGTTCTTTCTTATTTATATCTGGAATGAGAACTAAATTTTCTAATACATACTTACGCTTTATCCATTGTCTATATTTAGGAACTTCTCTAACCTCAGTTACAGTACGTAAATAAATACCACTTGGCGTGAAGTCATCATAAGTACCAAGTCTTTTCTCGAATTGGTCCTCACTGAAGACTACACGCCACATTGCTAGACCAGTAATGGTATCTGTACCAAAATGGTCTACCAATTGTTTATTAATTGAATCAATTGGTTCTGTGAGTTCCATTTACTTAGCCGTTAAAGCTCTGTATTCGTTCAGAAGTTTCCAATATTCGTTTCCAAAAGGAATATCTGATTCCATATTATTATGTTCAGCTAGAATGTTCCGAATTTTCTCGTGAACTTCCTCAGCTTTGGTTTTGAGATGTTCTTTTACAACAGGCATAGATTTGGCAGTAGATTCTTCTTTCTTAATAGCTACTTCTTCTTTTTTAGCAGCTTCATTCAATACTTTTTCCGTTGCTTGTTTTCCAGCGTCCATTTGTCCTCCTAATATTATCTGCGTTGTCTGGATGCGCAGCCCCCAGTTGTTAACTAAGAACTAACGATAGTCAACTTACCAGGGCTATATTTATTAGTAGCTGGATTATAGAAGAATAAAACAGGTGTAAGAGCAACGACAGCTGCTAGAGCTTTGTCAATATTTCCAGCCGCAGTAGTTGTCCATGCACCAGAAGGAATAAATACAAGCATGTGAGCACCACTAACAGGTGGTGTGATAGTCACAATTGCAGCAGTACCAGAAACAATTGTCATAAATCCGGTAGGAGCAATAACAGCCGCAGATGCGATTGTTCTTACTCCTGGTTGAGCATTATTTTGTACAGTCGACAAATCCTGAAAATTCAGGTCAGGCATCAGATACTCCTAAACAACCGCTCCAATGTACCATTTACCGACTGTTTTACTCCAAGTTAAAACATACACTCGATTGACGGCCGTGGTAATACCAACCAAGATATTACCAGTAGTTCCAATTACGACCGCTCCATCTACTGTGACAAGAAATATCACCATGCTACTACCCATCAACGGAGATAGGATAGTATTAATGGCTGTTGCACCTGTAATTCTGACCAAATCAGATTTAGCAAATATTGTATCAGCAGAGGCTACCACACTCTCTGAGATTTTACTTTGTAGTCCTGGAATCATCCACCATCCTCCTAGATTCCTATATTAACTAATTGTTAATGTGTATGTATTACCTGAAACAGTGCATAGAATAGTTGTGGCTGCTGCGATATCAATCTGTCTCCTCTCAGCACCAGAACCATTATTAAACATAATATCAAGTAATTCATTATTAGTATCAATTGAGAAGAATGTTACATTGTTGAAAACAGCAGCCGTTAGAGTGGCTCCAGGTCCAACTTTACCAGTAACTGTTGCTGTACCAGGCATTAACTAATTACCAGTGTCCAGACATTGCCAACTTTAGTTGCTGTCACAGTCGTAGCGGCTGCAACAGCAATTCCTGGCTTGTTGACACTATCTTGAACCATATGAACTACGTTCTTATCGAAATCAATTGTAACTTGACTTACATTTGGAAATGGAACTGCTGTAACAGCGAGTCCTGCTCCAGCAGTTCCAGTCAACGTTACTGTCCCTGGCATTAGTAGCCCGATGGAACAGCTAGCACGTCAATATATGAGCAACCAGCAGGATTGTTAACGAATGTCTGAGTTCCCACAACCATGTAGAAAATCTCAGCAGTCGCCACGCCACCGCTAGCTCCTCTAATTTCAAAGATATTACGTCCATCAGTTGTATAGAAGCCAAGTGGCAGAATTTCACCACGGCCCCACACACTGTCGGTTACAAAGTCAATACGTGTCTTATCCCAATTGAACGAGCATTTAACTGGTGCGCCAGCCATTTGCATTGAATCAAAGTATACGTTAAGTCCCTCTTCAGATGGCTTCTTGAAGATAGTGGACATAAGCTGTCCAATCTCTTCATAAGCTGCCTTCTGAGCAGGATGCATCCATGCATTAGGTGCAAAGTCATTATCAATACCAATACGATTTCCGATATTGTTGATTGCCAATCGTGGGAGTGGCAATGTTAGTGCTGCACCGAGAGCGTTCACTCGGTTAGCACGAATTTCCGGTGTAGTGCTTCTTGAGAATCCAAGCCACGTTCCGGTAGCAGCATTTGAATGGTGATATGGAACACCAAACAAAGCCGGAAGCGAAGTAGGAGCACTGATACCGTTAGTAACAATCTTATCAGTTGGCGCCACAGCCGCAATCTGTGGAGTAATTTGAATTGTTTTGTTCTGGACATCCCAGAATGTAATTACACCGCTACCACGGTTAATTGCTAGAGTAGTATCAAAGACTTGGACAGTCTGTCCAAATCTCATCAACCTAGCACCAAAACCATCAGTAGTTAGCGTAATAACATTGGAACCACCAGCAGGTGTGTCAGTAGTAACAACTCCAATAACACCATCACCAGCCTGCATCATCTGAGAATCAAGCTGGCGCCTAATCTCATCCAATGCAGTTGCAGTAAGCCTACGAACACCGTTGACAATAGACTTCCTATCATCATCGGTAGCCCACTGAGCTAGCTTGGTATATTCGATGTTCTCTGAGACGAATACAGATGATAGAACAGCCTTATCGAAGGTTGGTCCGCCACCACGTCCCAGGTCTCCACCATCAGGATTGAAATACTGAAAAGAACCACCTGGACGCAATTCAAGTGGAACTCGCATTTGGCGATTGCTGATTTTCTCAACATCTCGCTTTTTAATATTAGCAAAGAATTTGTCGTCTCTCTCAAAGAGAGTACGAATCTTTGGAATTACTCTTTCCAGCTCAAGTGCTGTGACTTGGGCTTCAACAAGTGCCATTTTACAGTCCTCACCACTCTAATCTTGATTTAGATAATCAAGAGTTGATACACCTTTCGGAATTGTTCTAGCTTTATCCTTGTCTGTCTTCCCACTCGACGGAGGTGAGGAACTCCTTGTACGACCGACAGGCAAAGGACCTTTCTTATCTTTTCTTTCTGTATCATCATCATGAACTCGTTTACCGAGTCCCTTTAGTGCTTCATTTCTAGCTTTTCTAATCAATGCTGGAAGCAACGTCTGAGCCTTGGACAAATAGGCTTGTTTGATTCTGTCCATAGACGTGCTATCGAAATCATTTGTAAAAGCTCTTTCCCAGAGCCTATCGAGATTATTCTTGAATCTGGTATCCTCATTAATGATTCTTTCCAAAGTATCTAATACATCCTTAGAAGCCTTACCCCTAACGTAGTCAGTCATTGATTCATTAGGGTCAATATGCTTACCTACAGTAGCTTCTAGAACCTTATCAATCTTGGAAGTAACTGTACTTTCAGCATTCTCAAACTGATGCTTGGTGAGTCGTTGTTCACGTTCACTTATTTCATCAGCCTTCTTAGAATCTTCTTTAGTTTCTTCCCGCGATAGTTTTTGTTTTGGAGTGAAATGCTTGGTTCCGAAGACATACTGATTCACCGCATCAGCGGCTTGAATCAATTCGTCTACTCCACTCTCTTTACCGTCTTTAACCATTGATATAATAGTATCCTTAATAATATTACCAATTGTATGATAATACGCACCTTCGTCAACTTCAAATAAATTTACTAGATAATTATCTACAACCTTATTAAATGAGTCTTTATCACCATCTTTGATGGCAGAAAGCAACGATTTTGTGGAGCCACTCATAATTTCTTTTTCATAATTATCTAATGATGTAGCCTTCTCAACGGCTTCTTTAGCGTCATCAATCGTTGGTAGAATTTCAGAATAAGCCTGCTCACGATAATATGCATTCTCAAGAGCTGGAAACTCTTTGAAGAGATTAGGATACTTGGCTAGAATCTCTCTACGGCGAACTGGTGTAGCTAGTTCTAGCTTCTCTTCGTCCGGTTCTTCGAGTTCCTCTTCGAGTTCATCTTCGAGAGACTTTTCAGTTTCTTCGCCTTCTTCTTTGTCATCTTTCTTATCCTTTTTATCTTCTTTATCTTTCTTCTTATCTTTATCTACTAAATCAAGAGCCTCTTCAGTTGGAGTCTCTTCACCAAGAAGCTCGATTACATCATCTTTAGATAGTTCTTTATCTTCAATAGCGCCAGCCGGAGTTCCAACATCAGTAGGATGAAAGAAAGGCTTGAGATTAAGCTTCTGTAGCAACATTTCGATTCTCCGCTAATGGTTGGTTAGTTCCATCTGGCGCAGCAGGTTGTGCTGCGGCTTGAGCTTGCATCATCCCCTGCTGAATCATCATCATATGCATTTTCATATGAAGCAATACATTTTTATAGCCGGGAGGATTTTCAATTTTTAACATTCTACCAGCATCACCAATCAAATAAGTACGACAAATCTCAGCTTCAATATCATGATTATCTAAATCTGGGTCTATCTCTACAGATGGAATTTCAGTATCTTCTAATGGTGGTAGACCCTGTGCAGCATTCTGCAATTCCATCATTGGGTCAGGTGGCTGTAGAATTGGTTCAGAATTAATTAGCAATCTAATTTCTTCATACTGTTTCTGCCTATCAGCTTCGCCAGGAATAATAAAACCATCAAGCCCAATAGCTTCGGCAAGATTCTTAATATTCTCTGGACTTCCAAGAGCTGCCAATATATGTTCGTTCTGACTTTCGAGCAATTGCATGTATACGTCTTTACGTTGTCCCCAAGTGATTGGGAGTTGTTCATTAGCTTCTAATTCAATCCTTCCAATTTTACCTTCCATT